ATCCCGTAGCACGTGCAGAGTGGTTAAAAGATAAGATGGAGGAATTAAAACAAGACGATGTTTTTATTTTAAAAACAACTTACAAAGACAATCCCTTTTTAGACAAGGAATATATAAAAACTTTACAAGGGATAAAAGACAAAAATTATTATAACGTTTATACACTCGGCGAATGGGGAGAGAAAGATAACACATTAGTCTATAAGGATTATAAAATTTTTGATTTTGATGTTAGCCCAGATTTTTATGGGCTTGATTTTGGCTTTAATAATCCTACAGCTTTAGTAGGAATTAAAAGAGAAGGAAATAAATATTTTGTAAAAGAAATGCTTTATAGAAGTAATCTAACAAATCAAGAGCTTATAAGTTTATTAAAGCAATATGATTTAAAAGACAGAATAATTTATTGTGATAGTGCCGAACCAAATAGAATTGAGGAGTTGCGACGTGCGGGATTTAATGCAAGGGCAAGTATAAAGGACGTAAACGAAGGTATTGCATATTTAAGGCAGATTGAGCTTTTTGTGGCTGGTGAAAACTTGCTGAAGGAAATTAGTCAGTATGCCTACAAAATCGACAGAAATGGTAGGATTTTAGAAGAAGTCTTGAAGGTAAACGACCATTTGCTTGACGCTATGCGATATGCAATTTATACTAATTTTGTAGAGAATAGCGGAAGGCTTGATGAAAAAACAATAGCAACATTGAGGTGGGTAAATGAGTTTATTTAGAAAAAAGCAAGTAGAAAACAATACAATCGAAAAGCAAATTGTTTTTGCAAACACAATAGATTTGAATAATATACAAACTACTAATCAATATAGCCCTTCTTACCTTGCAGGGCTTAATATTCTTTCTAATGAGCTTGCACGTTTTAATTTTATAATTACTCCAGAAGGGTTTGGAAACATTTTTACAAACGTAGGGAATAAGCTTGTATCAGGCGAGTTTGAAGCAAAAAAAATGCTGTATGAAAAACTACTCGATACGGGCAAGGTGACAGTAGTTTTTTACGACAAAAACTATATTCTTGGTGGGGATGAATTCACAATAAACGAAAATAAACAAGGGGAGATAACAAGTATAAACGTCAACGGTGTAAAAGTAGCAAAAGATAGAGTTTTATTGCTAAATCTTTCTGATACAAAAGAAGGTGGATTTAGGGCCTGGCTCAAAGATGTTATCGAATTAGAAAACTATTACATAAAGTTTAATTCATATTATTTAAAAAGTTATGGGCTTTTCGGAGCATATAAGATAGATACAACAACGGAGCGTGATATAAATATAATGCAGGGTCTACTGTTTCAAGCGAAAAAGAAACTTAACAACGGCGAAAGTCCAGTTTTGCCAGCAAGTTTACAGGTGCTTGAAAATAAAACAGATATACAAAAACTTGATAGTATAAAAGATTTTATTATAAAGACAATTGCAAGGGTGATGGGGATACCGCTTTTACTGTTTCAAGCCAGAGAAAGAGGGGCTTATGCTCTTGCAAAAGAAGAGGCGATGTTTTTTTATAAAACCACTCTACAAGGCTACGTTGAGCTTGTGCGAGCTGGGCTTGAAAGGTTTTTGCAGAACGCTTACAACAGCAAAATTAAGGTCGACGTAGATTTTAGCGGGATTGATTATTTAAGCGATGTAAAAATTTTCAGCACACAGGAAGTTTTGCAAATGTTTTCAGCAGGGGTAATTGATCTTGAAGAAAGCAGAAGATTGTTACAAATCGACAGGGATTTATCTTCGATGAAGCAAATCAAGGGCGGGGAAGAAGTTAATAAGCAAATCGAAATAGTTGCACCACAAAAATTTTTAAGGGCGTTAAAAAACGTAAGGCTAACAGAAAAACAACTATTGCAAGAAGACGAGCAAATATGGGATTGGCACGCAAGGAAAATACAACCGCTCGAAAAGTTTATGACACAAGAGTTATTGGCGGAATATAACAGAACAATAAAAAACTATATAAGACGACAGCAAAATAGAGGAATTGTATTTGAAATAAACGACGACTTTTTTGATACGATTGATGAAAACATTTTGAAAGTTGTAAAAAGTTATTGGAAGAAGGCAGGAAAGAGAGCGCTTGAAAACGAACTAACAAGACAGGGATACGACGTGTATTTAGGAGACGACGCATTACAGAAAGCTTTTGAGCAGTTGCAATTTAAAAGTTCGCTGACGGAGAGAGTTTACGAAGCAATACAAAAACTTGTAGAAGAAGGAAAAGAATACACAGCAGACGAAGTCGCAAAAGAATTGCAAAATCTTTTTTCGAAGGCTGACGCATACACAATCGCACGAACGGAAATAAATCGAGCGAGTAATTTCGCAATTAGAGAAAATGCAAAAGAGGTCGAAAAAATTGCAAGTAGAAATAATCTTGCGGTTGTAAAAAGATGGAGCACCTCACAAGATGAAAGGGTTAGACCGAGCCACTACGAAGCGGGATTAGTCGGCTGGATTAATAACGATGAAAAATTCCCAAACGGGCTTTTATACCCGTATGATGAAACAGCTAATATAGATGAAATAATAAATTGTAGGTGCACACTTTTGACAAAACTTGTAGAAAAAGGAGGCAGCGAGTGAAAATACAAGGGTATGCGAGCACGGAGAGACTTGACAGAACAGGAGAGATTATAAAACGTGACGCATTTCTTAAGTCCTTACAGGACTACCTGAACGCAGGTGGGGTGATTTTGTATAATCACGATAGAGACAAAATAATAGGTAAGGCTTTAGATGTAAGGGTCGATAATAAGGGACTTTTTGTTATTGCTGAAATTTTTACTGACGATGTGGAAATTTTGAAGGCGATAACAGAAGGGGCACTAAAGAGTTTCAGTGTCGGATTTATTAGCAATACGGAGGGGGTAAGTGAAAATGGCGAAACAATCTACAAAGAAGGGGACTTGCTGGAAATTTCTGTTGTCAGCGTTCCAGCAAATCCCGAAGCAGTTTTTGAAATTTTACAAGAAGATAATAAACAAGCTGAAGAAACAAAGCAGGCAGAAGAGACAAGAGAAAAAAGACTTGTCTACAAAGAAGCAGTTGATAAAAAAGAAATAAAAACGGAGGTAAGAGATATGGGAAAATTAAGCATTAAAGAAATTATTGACATATTAAACACAAAAGAACCAGAAACAGAAAATAAACAGACTGAAATTAAAACAGAAACAACTGAAATTAAAACAGAAACAAAAGACATTAATAGAGAGGAGATTGAGAAAGAGGCTAAACTCGTTGAAAAAGCCGTAAATACGTTAGGAACTTCTACACAATTCAAAACGAGTGAAGTAGCAAAAGTTTTTGACGGCATACCAGACGGAAAATTGTATGTAATGCCAAACCAAATTATTGAAATGCAAGCTACAACCGTCCAGATACCTGTTTTAGGGGAGGCAACAATAAGCACAGCTGAAACAGGGGCTGGAACTGACAGTAGCATTGGAACCAAAACTATTATGCTTAATGCTCAGCAGTTCACAGGACGTTATCCGTTAAGCTACCTTTTGGAGATGGCTGGTGGACAGAGTTTAGCTGACGGAATAAGAAGCAATTTAAAAAAGAGTATTGCGAGAAAGTTTGATCAAGTCGCTTATACACTTTTAAAAACTACAACGAACGGAAATGAGTTTGCTTTTAACAGCTCCGTGAAAGCGACGGATTTTTATACAGCTGTTTTAACAACAGCAGGCGAAATGGTAGACAATCCGCAAAATTGTGCAGTTGTAGTAAATCCAAGAGCACTTGCGTGGTTTGTTGCACAGCCCGAGTTCCTCACGGTTGATAAGTTCGGGACAAACGCAATCGTAAATACGGGAGTTTTGGGAAAGCTGTTTGGGATGGACGTATATTCAATTCCAACAGACGAAACGGCACCGGTTGCAATAGTGTTAAATAAAGACTACGTCGCGAGTGGGATGATGGGAGATATTGTTTATGTTAATATAATAGACAATACAGGAACCACTTATATTATTGCAAAAGCTTTACTTGCTTTCGGGGCAGAGTTAAGCGGAGTATTTAAGTTTACACCACAAAGCTAATATAAAAGGAGGTAGCCGTGATTGACAAAAATAAGATAATAACACAAGCTAAAAAACTTTTTAAAACGCAGTTGACAAACGAAGACGTTGAAGCAATAGCTGATTTGATTTTTGCAAGATATAAACAACAATTTAAAAAAGCTTTTGACGTCAGCACGGCTACCTTCAATATTTTTCCGACTACGGAATTTGCTTATATAAGCAGTTGTTATTTGCCCGTTGTAAGTGCGAAAATTGCGAACGTAGATTTAACTATTCTGGATAAAAACGAAGGGCTAATACAAATTCCATTACAATTTCTTTATTCCCCGCAACAGCTTGTGCTTACTTACGGCTACGACGAAGAATGCGAAGACATCGAGACACTTTTCGCAGAGCTGACGGCAGAATATGTAAAAAAATATGAACAGGATTTGTTAGCAGTAAAAAGTAAAAGTGACAGCTTGACAGCGGGGGCATTGAACGTGAACTTTGAATATTTCGATTTTAGCAAATATGCTGATATTGTAAAAAAATATTATTCGATAGAAAAACACGAGGCGGGGTGCTTGGTATGATAGACATTAAAATTAATACAGAGGGCGACTTAATAAATATTGCTAACAAACTTGACGACGCTTTACAAGCTTTTTGTAACGTAATAAAAAATGCGATAGTGCTAAATCGCTTGAGTGGGAACCCTGTTCATCGCAGAACTGGGAACCTCGCTAACAGCATAAATTACGCAAAAATAACAAACGGCAAATATGAAGTCGGAAGTATGACGATAAATGGGGCAGGCTTGCCTTATGCTTACTATCTTGAGCATAGTCCACGATTTGTAAAATATCGCTGGCTTGTAAGCGGGGCGATGACAGGAATTGATGAAGCAAAAGAACAATTTGATTTAATATTAGGGGCAAAAAAATGATGGATTTGATAAAAAGTTTTGCTAATTATATTTTTGCAGATTACAAATTTACAGAAATCAAACCGCCTGAATTTTCGACGGGCACAAAATTATACGGAGTGGATTTAATAGAGCTTTATAATTTTGAGATGGGAGGAGCGCACGAGGAGTTAATTTACGATGTAAGGGCCTTAATAGCTTTTTATATTGAAGATTTTATAAATGATTTAGAAATAATAATTAATAAACTAAAATATGTAAACTTAAAAAATTTTTTAGATGAGCATAAAGAACTTGTAACATTCAACGTTGATAAAGTAATTTGTTATAATAATAAAACTATAGCTTTACAAATAAGTTGTAAAGTGCAAAAATAAAATTGGGAGGTAAAAAATGGCACACGGAAGATTTAGTTATATAGCAGTCGCAAAAGAAACAACAAAAGGAGTAAAACCAGCCGTAATTAATAATTTTTTAAAGCACAGCGGGGGTGGGTTTGAGCTTGACGCAGGGAAAATTGAAAGTAAAGCTCTAACAGGGAGGCTTTTAAAACAAGATACAGCGATAGGGACAAGAAGCTGGAAGGGGAAAATAAACGGCGTTGAGCTTGACAGCACAGGGCAAGGCATTTTGTTTAAAAGCCTATTTGGAAGCGAAACGGTAACAGGGAGTAGTCCGCCTTATACGCATAGCTTTAAATTTAGTGTTGTTGATAATTATGTAAGTATTGCGGTTGAGCAGTATAAGATTGAGTGGTTAAGATATTTTTTAAATACACGAGTAATCGGAATGACTATCAAAGGCGAGCTCAATAGTTTTATCACGGCTGATTTTGATTTGCTTTCGGCAAAAATGCAAGAAGGAAGCGTCGGAAATAAGCAAAATGTATCGCTGACGGGTAGCAGTTTTAGATTTTACGAAGCGAATGTAAAAGTAGATAATGTCGAAATGCCTGTTAAGGGTTTTGAGGTTAGTATTGCAGAAAAAGCCGAAGCTGATTTTAACTTTATGGGGGGGCTCGAAGCAACTGGAATTATGCGAGGTGGAGTAGAAGCTACGGCAAAATTTAGCTTAAACTTAAGCGAAACGGCGCTGGAATTTTGGAATAAATATCTTGGAGAAAATGATGTAGCTATAAGTGTAGAGCTTATAAAGGATGCAAATAATAAGTTGATAATTAATTTACCACGTTGCAGAGTAAACGAGTATAAAGAAAACGATGGAGACGAAATATTAAAAAGTGATATATCGTTTGAGGTGCTAACTTACGGGGCTATAACGAATAATATTGACCCGTCAATTGAGCTACGACTTATAAATTCACAATCGGGGGCATACTAATGATAGAATTTAGAAATAAATTTGACACTTTAAAACTTGTGATAGCAGACGAAGAGAGAGATTGTGAAGTAAAAAAAATAAACGACCTGATGAGAGCGGATTTTCAAACGAGGCTTTTACAACAAGACACGCTAACTTTAAATGCACTACAGCAAAATGAAGCAAAACCAAATTTACAAGTGCTTTTTAAAAAAGATTTGTTTGTATTTGCTTATTGTGTTAGATCAATAGCAGGGTTTGAAGAGTGGCAAAACTGGGACGTGGATAAAAAAATAAAGTGGATTGAAAACTGGATTGATAGCGATGACAAAGAATTTAAGCGAGCTTTCGAGGAACTTAAAAATTATTTGAATGAAGACTTAATATGAAATATTTAGGTAAAGTTAATAACATAAAGATAAAAGCGGTAGATGTTTTTAAGTTGAGGGCATTACCGCTTTTGCTTTTTGAAGAGATTTTTGGTAAAGACGCAGACGAAGAGTTATATAATAAATTATTAAACGTTATAAAAACTACAGAGGACGAGTTAGACACTATCGAAACGATTTGCAAAGCTTATGTGAAAGGGATAAAGGTTGAAATAAAAAATAGTGATTTAGCAAATTATGCAAGCGGACTGGTTAGTGTTTTTGTGAATGATTTAGATGAGAACGGGCTATTAAAAAGCGTCAAATGGGACGAGTTGGGGTATTGGGATTTTTTGATATTACGAACGTTGCAAAATGAGGCTATAAAGGAGCATAACAGAAGATTGGAGAGGCTAAAAAATGGCTGATATGAAGACAACAATTGAAATTACAGCAAACGATAAAGCAAGTGAAACAATAAACAAAGTAAAAAACGAAGTAAAAGGCGTAGCTGAAAAAACAAACGAAGCAAAAGGAGTGTTTGGCGGGCTTGGACAACAATTAGAAAAGTTGACGGGGATAAATATATCGGCGGTTGCTGGTTTTGCAGGGCTTGCAGGGGCGATTAGTGCAGTCATAGCGGTTGTAAAAAAGAGCGTAGAAGCATACAACGAATATGAGCAAAAATTATATAAACTAAATATGCTTGTCGGGGCTGGCGGTGAGGTAGATGAGGCTTTAAATAATTTACGAAGTAATTTCGGAAGCACACGAAGAGAAGCCGTCGAACTAATGGGAAATTTTGCAATGTTTTTTAAGGGTTTGGGGTATGGGAGAGAGGAAACGATAAGGCTATCAAGGGAGTTTAGCGGACTTGCAAAGGATATGTCGAAATTCTACGGTATAGATTTAAAACAGGCAACGCAAGCTATACAGATGGCGCTTGTGGGAAACAC